GGAAAAGAGCTATTGAAAGACACCTTTTTTGATCTCTTACAAAAATCTTAAGAAATTACAAAAGAGCTTCCGCATTAGATCAATACCCGATACATTGCAAGAGTCTTCATTCCTCAAGACATGAATCTGCAATTTGCACTCGGTGACACTGTTCTCGACAAGTCAGAGGTTAGCTCTCTGCTTACGGCCACAGGTCAAGACGCTACTTTCCACATTGACATTGCAAAGCACATCGACGTCAAGACGCTAGACGCACAGAAGCTCTTCACCCTGAGCGTCGAAAAGAAAGACCCGGCTCTCGCCGCCCTGGCTTCGAAGCTTGCAATCAGTGGTTTCAAGGCAAAGCGGAGCTACAAGCGCAGCGATTCAAAGACAATCAGCAGCACAACAGTCATTCCTATTGAACCCGAACAGCTTCTAGAAAAGCTGGTAATGGATAAGTCTCTTAAAAATCTGGGAGCTGCGATGATTCTCGATGCTCTTTTCGAAGGCCCCGATCCCGAGCTGACGTTGCGTCAAATCGCGACAGTACAAGTAAATAAAATCGGAACTGGATCGCAAGTGTCGCGGATGTCCGATGTGTTTCGGGGCTTTACGCAAAAAAACAATTTCTATGGTTGGGAGCCCGTCACGTCTACTAAGGTCGAGCGGTCACAGCGCTACCACGCCTCCCCTGTGTACACTGCTCTGCGCGATGGCTTGGCGATGCTGACAAAGTTCGGAATGGTCAGCGTGCGGGAAACTGTTTCTTTTGGCGGTCAGTCAGTTGACAGCCCCAGCGCAGCAGTTCTACAGCGCAAAGTCTATCAAATTTCACTGACTCTCGATGGTGTGGAGCTTGCGGAAATGTGGGGCGATGTCGAGTCTTACATCGCGCATGGCTGGAACAAGCGGATGCTTACTAAGCTTGCTGCTTGAACTAAACTATCGGGGGCGTTGGATTCGGCGCCCCCATTTTTTTATGAACGTCAACTACTTAACGACCCAAGCAGCTGCCGACCAAGCAGTCGAAGAACTTCAAAAAGTTAAGAAAATTTGCCTTGACTTCGAAACAACAGGGCTGAGCCCGTGGTTAGCAGAGCCACGCTTGCTTCAAATCTGCAATTCCAGTCCGAGCATCGAAGATCGCACTATCTATGTGTTCGATCTCTTTAAAATCAATCCGACAAATGTAATTAAATATGTGGAGCAAACAGAGATGCTTGTAATCCACAATGCGAACTTTGATCTTCAGTTCCTTTTGAAAATGGGCCTGGATTATCAGGCAAAAGTTTTCGATACGATGTTAGCCGAACGCTGTCTGCGTGCTGGGTTTAAAGAAAAAAGAGTAAGTCCTAAAGCAAACAAGCCATACTTCGCGGATATCAGCAACTCTTTAAAAGCTGTCGCTGAGAGGAGATTAGATATTGAGATCAGCAAAGAAGAGCAGGCATCAGACTGGTCTCAAGACGAACTATCCGAATCTCAGATAGAGTACGCGGCGAAAGACGTTAATATACTGCCGGACATTGCTGCGGACCAGCTAAAAGAACTTGCAGAAGAAAATTTACTAGAGGTTTATACGCTCGAAGCTAAGTGTATCCGCCCCGTGGCACTCATGTGCTACCGAGGGTTTGGAGTAAATCTCAGCAAGTTAACAGCACTAAAATGTCAGATAAGCAAAGAGCTTGACAAAGCCACTAAAGTATTCTGTGAGTCACTCGATTCTCGATTGCCTGGTGAATTTAAACTCCCGCGCGAAGTCGATGGGTCTTTGGCTATCGGCAAAAACGCAAAAAAACAATTTAATCCTGGATCAGGAATTCAAGTCCTTAAGTGCCTCAAAGCGATCGGAGTTGCTACGCCGCTGGACTCAAGAACTGGAAAGCCAACTCTTAATCAAATAGCACTAGCCGAGTTCAATAGCGAAGACGAAACTTTAAATTTGTACAGGCAAAGGACAAAGATCGAAACGAAGCTGGAGCATGTCGAAAAACTGATCGAAAATATTAATCCTGTTACACATAGAATCCATAGTGGCTATCGTCAGTATGGAGCTAACAGCGGAAGGTTCACATCCTCTGGGGTAAAACGGACAGCAGCATCAAAGGTCAAAAAAGACTTCGGAGTCAATATCCAGCAAGTGCCACGCGGAAAAGAGTTCCGCGAGTGCTTTGTGCCGACCGAAGGTTATTCGCTGATCGTTTGTGACTTCAGCCAAATCGAGTTGAGGCTCGGCGCTGAGCTCATCAATATTCCGCAAATGATTGAGGCTTTCCAGAACGGACACGATCTCCATACAGTTACAGCAAGCTTGATTTACAATGTGCCACTAGAGGAGGTTACAAAAGCTCAGCGTCAAGATGGAAAGACGCTTAATTTTGCGCTGCTTTATGGAATGGGATTTAGGAAATATCGTACATATGCGGCGCAAAGCGGCAAGATCCTTACACTCTCAGAAGCTAAGCTCGCTCACTCAGCGTTTCATCGTGCGTACCCACGATTAAGAGAATGGCATAAAGAGCGTGCTGCGCTAGTTGCTGACGGCTGGTGCTATGTTAGAACGCCCATAGGCCGCAGGCGTTTGTTATCGTATGATGACGCGAGTTTTATGGTGGCTGCAAATACCTTGATACAAGGTGCAGGTGCTGATATTCTAAAGCTTTCCATAGCAAACCTTGCGGAACACTTGAACCAAGACTGCCACTTAATTGCATGCGTCCACGATGAGCTTGTCATCGAAGCAAAAACTGAAAAAGCAGAGCACTACAAGGAAGTACTCGAGCACTGTATGAAAGCCGCAGCCGAAAAAATTCTTAAAACCGTACCTGCAAAAGCCGATGCCGCGATTGGAGCTAACTGGGCGGAGGCTAAATAACAATGAAAGCCACAAGAGCACTGCCGTCGCTTGAGCGGTTGAACGAGCTGTTAATAGTTGTTGAGATTCCACCGGAGAAGTACGGTGTTTGGTCCGGTTTAATTTGGAAAGTGAGGCGAAGTGGGACGAAGGGCGTAGGCAGTGTGGCGGGGACTCCACAGCAGGCTGCGAATAATCCAGAGCGGAAGAATTGGGCGGTTACGGTAGATGGGGCTCGGTACTATGTATCACGTCTGATTTATTACATGACAACAGGTGAGGATCCTGGTGATGTTCAGGTAGATCACATCGATCAGAACTGGTTGAATAATAATGCATGGAATCTAAGATTAGATGTTGATGGTAGCGTTCAAAAAGTTAACTCACCGAAGCGCAGAGACAACATCAGTGGAGTCGTTGGTGTTTATTGGCATAAGTCAGTAGGAAAATGGACGGCGCGGGTGTTGGAAAATGGGAAGCGAAAACACCTCGGCTACTTTGTCTGCAAGATTGAAGCCGCGCGTGTAGTCAATGACAAGTGGAAAGAGATGGGATGGGATAAGAAAGGTCGTGAGTTGAATGATCTTGAAAGTATTGTGTGTAACTGTAAAAGCTGCAAATAACAATAAAAATATATAGCTAAAAATTAATTTTGCGTTATGATTGCTACACGAAAAAACGAAGCAAAAATGAAGCTAGTTGAGGTGATCCAGGACAAGCCTATTTTCACCGCGAAGACAGAGGACAATCTGTACGTTGGTTGCTTTCGTGTAGACGACGGGATGTTTATAACAGCCGAACGCTTTGATTCAGCGTTGCCTGCCGCTAATGCAGCTAGAAAATTGCTAAAAAAATTCACACTCACCAAAAAATTCAAGTCAGATTTTGAACAAAATGAGAAAAAAACTAAAAAGAGTAGTCTGAAAAACAAAAAACAACTAAGATACCGGGGGCGTTTGTACACCAGTGACCAGATCGATAAAATGCCTTTGCTTAAATTTCGAGAGGTCTGGGTCATAACCAAGAACGATGAGTTTGTCTCGGACGCTTTAAACAAAGAAAAAAAGAAACTTGTTGAGTTTGTATCCTCGCGGGATAAAGCTCGTTTCTTCTTCTGTCACGAAGAAGCTAAACGCATCATGCGCGTGCTGAAGTCCACGGTTGGTCCTGGGTTCGACCTAAAAAGATTCTTTATCAAAAACCAAGACAGTTAAAATAAAAAGACAGAGGTATCTCTTATGGCTATCCGTTACGCAGGCGAAGTTTTCTCGCGAGCACTTGAAGAAGAAAAAGAACCTTCTTCTTACCTAACAGACTATTTTCCTGATCTAAAAGATTTGAGTAAAAAAGGAAGTGTTCCAGCCATGGGAGAAGCGAGATCTACAAGCGGTTTCCAGGCTGTCGCACCTTTTGCAGGTTTTAAGCCAATGGCTAAAAAAGAAGAAACAGGGGCGCCCGTCTTTGCTGGTTATAAACCTTCAGGATATACTAAAAGTAACTAAACTAAACTAAAAGCTTAGGCGAGATTAATGGCTGCTCCTATTTTAATGATGCCAATGATGGCAGGATCTCGTTTCGGACTCTCTGCTGAGGAGTTAGCTGAAAAGTATGGTTTGGATGAAGATACCTCGGAAGGCATTGTTCAAGAATTTGGAGAAACTCAGCCTTTTAAAACATCAACTACTACTTATAAACGTCGAGGCAACGTACTAGGGTTTAGGCGCGGCGGAGCTCCCACGACTACTGAGACTGTTTTCGGTGGCAAACCTTTGTCTTACGACATGGCTATGCCAAAAGCTCCCGAAGCTGAAACTCCTGAAGCTGAAACTCCTGAAGACACACGTCAATCTCCAAGCTCAATCGCAGCTCAGTATGGTTTGACGGGTCTTTTCGGACACCAAGATTATTTCAAAGCCCTGGAAGCAGGATACAAGCCAGGCGAAATTCAGTCTTACCTTGAATCCAATCCACAGAAGTTGGCAGAAAGTAACTTGCCTGGAGTGGCTGGAGGACTGTACTCTGAAATTGTTGCGGGTTCTGTAGACCCATCTAAAGCATATAAGAGATTACCAGAAACCGCTACGGCTGCAGGTCAGTCCCCAGATTATTTTGGTCACGAAGATTTATACGCTATGCGGAGTCAAGGATTCTCGGATAAAGATATTCTCGGATACTTGGAACAAAACCCCTCAAAACTTCGCGGTCAGAATGTTCCAGGAGGCGGCGGACTTTACGACGAGCTGACTGGTGCTGCGCGTAAGCCAATGTCTAGCTCTAACTTAAGCTCTAGCATTAGCTCCGGTGGTGGCTCTCCCACGAGTGCTCCTACTTTCAGCACCGCTGCTGGGGCAAGTTCTGAGTATCTAGGTCACGCAGATGTTGAAGCAGCTAAGGCAAGCGGCGCAAGTGATGCGCAGATTCGAGACTTCCTTCAGAAGAATATCGATAAACTGAGGGGAACTAATGTGCCCGGTGGGGGCGGTCTCTATGACGAGTATTTCGGATAACACCAGACTCTATAGTCTGGAGTTAGCTAGAGATACTAAAAAAATAATTGTTGATATAAAAGCAAACGATGCGGCCCACGCACAGGCCCAAGCTCTTGATATAAGCAGAGCATTAAGCACCGATAAATTTACACTACGTTATGAAAAGCAAAGAAGCACTAAGCTTAGTGAGCTTTTTAAAAGACTAGCGTACAGTGACTTCAGTCATAAAGAATGTTTTGAATGGAATAGTTCATATACAAACGGATGTCCTGCAATTTATTTATTCGGCAAGCGGTTCTACATCCGACCGTTGATCTTGGATTACATGGATATGAACAGAGATAACTTTGTCAAAATGACGTGCAAAAACAAACGATGCGTCAATCCATATCACTTCTCATACACACCTGCAAAAGCATCGAAGCTAACTGGCGGCGACAAACAAATGATGCTAGCCTTCGCGAGCCAAGGCGTGAGCGTTCAGCAAATTGCCGAGGCACTCAAGGTCCATCGAACAACCGTTTACCGCAACCTAAAAAATGAACGTTTTCATTCTGGGACTTAAGGTCACAGACACCGCGCAACACAACGACGGAAAAATCAACGTCATCGCCGAAGCACTCCCTTCAAGTGAACGGCGAGTCTCAACCCGAGTCCAACTTATCCAAAAGTCAGATCACTACGTCGGAAAACTTCTCGACCAGCTCGAAGAAGGCGAGGAGCTTTTGGCAATTGGTCCGACGAGGGCCACACCGGACGGCATCCTTCAAATGCAGCCGATGCTTGTCGTCACTCGTGACAACTTTACCGACATCCTTGCCGTCAATACCTTCATGGCTTGCGGCGGACTCGGTCCCAAAGCTGAAGAGGTTGAGCTTACCGACACCACGGTGACCAATCGCTCCTTGGCATGGCAGGACGAAGGTAAGGAAACCCAGTGGTTCAAGCTCAGCTGCTGGGGCGATCTATCCAAGCAACTGTCTGAACTTGCACCAGGCACACCTACTATCGCTGTGGGTAGCGTCTCCACAAGCGAAAAAGACGAAAAGAACTACCTTAACTACAAGGTGGACAAAATTCTTTACCTTCCTAAGATGTCGAAGCAGGCACCCAAAAAAGCAGCGGATCCTGAAAAGGGTCGCGTTGCACCTGATGCTATCGGTTCTGTTGATTTCTCTCTTTGATTCTTCTGTTTACTGACTCATGACTTTTATTGCTGGCAAATTTGCTGCGGATGAAATTCTCTGTCAGATTCCACCGCACACACTTCGCATCGATCTTCAAGCACGTCGCTGGAAGTCAGATAACGATCCTGACTCCGCCATCGTCGATAGTAATGACAATGGCATACCGATCGAATTTATCCTTCTGGGCTTCACCCCGTTCTTCGGAAACTTGGGAATGCGGACTCACGAGGAGTTTATTCGTATTGCCTACATTGGTGTCAGTCCTTCTCATAGGCTTCTTCCTCCACGCTGTGTCACGACCAGCATTATTAGTGGGAAATCTTCTCAGAAAAACTTTATCTCGTACTTCCAAAACCTGTACAACAATCGCATTAGCGTAGTCGATGTAATCACGAGCACTAAGTTCGTGACCAAATCGTTTAATGAGCGCGATCCAGTTACTGGAGCGGACGGTGCAAAGATCAACTTTAATTGTCTAGAGTTCAAGGACAGGCCGCCGCAGAATGACGAAGAACGAGATCTTCGCGAAGACATTGACATCTGGCTGGGCTCAGATGGTCGAGATTTGGTGGGTTCTGCACTTAAGTCTCATATCTCCGGTGCGAATCTCATCGAGCTACCTTTGGGATCAGATCATAAAGAACTCAAAGACGCTTTTATCGAGTCCAATCCGAAGCATTTGGAGGGTCAGGCGGGCGGCCTTGCTTCACTCCCGGCAGGCGCCGGGAATCCTGGGGCATCCACTAAGGAAGCTGCTGAGCCACCGGCACCTAAGGCTGCTAAGTCGAAGGAGCTGAGTGAGGAGCAGAAGAAAGCGCTCAAGGATGCCGGGCTAGACTTCTGAAGGAAGGGAAAACCCTGCTAAGCTACCGTCCGAAAGGGCGGTTTTTTTATGGATAAAACTATCAACTTGGTCACAGGTGGTGCAGGATTCCTAGGCTCTCATTTGATTGATCGTCTAATGCAGGCAGGAGAAGAAGTTTTATGTATAGATAACTATCAAACAGGGAGAAAAGAAAATTTAAAAAAATGGTTAGACAATCCAAACTTTGAGCTGATTCGTCACGATGTAACTGAACCGATCAGAGTTGAGGTAGACCGAATATGGCACTTAGCATGTCCTGCTTCTCCTCTTCACTATCAACACAATCCGATAAAAACAGCTAAAACTAATTTTCTAGGCACTTACAACATGCTGGGTTTAGCTAAACGATTGAAAGCTCGTTTTTTGCTTGCAAGTACTAGCGAAGTTTATGGTGACCCTGAAGTCCACCCTCAACCAGAAAATTATCGAGGTTGCGTAAACTCTATAGGGATTAGGAGCTGCTACGACGAAGGTAAACGAATTTCGGAAACTCTTTGCTTTGATTACAAGCGAACACACAAGTTAGATATTCGTGTTGTGCGAATTTTTAATACTTATGGGCCACGAATGCTTCACAATGATGGACGTGTTATCAGTAATTTTATAACTCAAGCTTTACTAAAAAAACCGTTAACAGTCTATGGGGACGGATCTCAAACCAGATCATTTTGTTATGTAGATGATTTAATTGAAGGTATCATCAAGTTAATGAATTCAGATTATGAAGGACCAATCAATATCGGAAACCCGACTGAATTTACAATTCTTGAGTTAGCTAACTTAGTAAAAGAAAAAATAAACCCAAATCTGAAAATAATTTTTAAACCCTTACCTCAAGACGATCCTCTACAGAGAAAACCAGTAATCGACTTGGCTAAAAAACACCTGAACTGGGAACCTAAAATAAACCTCGAAACAGGATTAAATAGAACAATAAAAGATTTTAAAAGTCGTTTAACCCCTGACCTACTCCCATAGTTCGTTTATTGGCGGCAAAACAACACCTTGCTGAGCGCAGTACTTAACAAGATTTTTAAACATTTTTGAACGAACTAAATAATTTGTATGAATAATTTCTAAAATTTCAATAAGCTTATCTTTATCCAGCTTTTCAGCTGAAGCTTTAACCCTTTGGTTCAAAAATTGCTGCTCAAGCGATAAAAACCCCTGAAGCTTTTCAAAAACTTTGTCAGCATCCATGTTCTACAAAACTCCTAAAAACATCTTTTCTCCGATTGCTGAAAAAAATCTGATCAGCGGATCTGTGCTTATTATCAATGATCAAGAAAACAGTCTTGCTGATCAAATAAAAAAGGCTGGCATCGAAGAAATTCACACAAGCACTCTAGATCAGATTATCGATTCTGACTTCTGGCAAGACCACGCTGAAATCGACTGGGTCGTAGGGATCACTCAGGGACTGCGAGACAAGACGGAGTGGATCACCCACTGCGGGATGGCCAAAGCATCTAAGGGGCTTTGCATCCTGGACAGACTTACCTTTCTTGAACCTGCGCGACAAAGAACCGAAATCTTAAACTCACAAACTTTAAGCAATATTGTAATCCTTTCTCCTCGTCCAGCATTTCGTGCGGACAACAAGAGACTAAAAGACTCTGTGACTTCTGCGTGGTTTGTGTTTTCGAAAAATAAATCAGCTGCAGAGAATACAAAAATCGATTTCGCTATAAACTGGGATCGCCCTAAGATCTCCTAAGCCGTGGCCTCGAAATTGCAGAAGCTTCTGGAGAAGATGATCGAACTCCAGTTGCAGCAAAACGCAAAGCTCGATCGTCTGGCAGCTATTTCAATCAGTCAGCAACTGCTCACGGAGTGCGTCGATCACCACGGTAATGCTCGCGACGCAGAGACCTGTGCTGAGATTGTGGCTGAGTCCTTTTCTGCTGGGTTGTGTCTCCTAGGTGAGCTTGAGCAACGAAATAAAGCATATCTCTACCAGATGCAGGAGTTTTTTATTGATGAATCTGATGAGATGGAAGAAGATGATGACGATGAAGAGACGCCGCCTAGTTTAGTAAATTCGTTCTAAACTAGAAAATATGTGTATTTAAAGTGTCAGATACGCGCGTAACAATCAATGGACTGAGGCATTACATCTGCGATGGAGTTCCCAAACCTCTTCCTTCTGTAACTTCGATCCTCACAGCAACACAGTCAGAAGAGCAACAGCGAAAGCTAGCTCGCTGGAACGATCTAAACCCAGGAGCATCAGCAGCTGCAGCTGAACGCGGAACTTGGATTCACAACTCAGTAGAGAACCATATCCGGGGGCTGAAAGTTGTGCCTCCAAATCATTACCTCCCATTTTGGGAGGGAGTGCCGGAGTGCCTCGACGAGCTGCTCGACGGCGGTCGAGTGCTTTGGTCAGAACGCCCGTTTAATCAACCACGGTGGTCAAAGTACGTAGGCGACGATGGCGTAGGAAGGATCTACTACTATGACTCGAACACTGGTCACGGCTACGCAGGATGCTGTGACCTTATTTACATGGATAAAAATGCTGAGATTGTGCTGGCCGACTTTAAAACCTCAAACGGTCCTTACTCAGCAAGGTTCCCTAAAAAAGACGCACCTGTAGACGACAAGACTCGCAAAGCTCTAATCTCGGGCGCATTCAAAACAAAGAAAACTAGGCTTCAACTAGCCGCATACAAACTAGCAGCAGAGGCTTGTTTGGGAATTAAAATTGCAAAAACACAGATTTTAGTTACCACAGCGGTTGAGAACTTTAGTACTCAAGTTTTTACTTTTGGAGAAAATGAAATTCTTAAAGATGAAGCAGCGTGGCTATCTCTTGTGCGAAAATACTATGACGAGCAGAACGCTCCTGTTAAGAGCAAGTAAAGAAATATTCTCTTAACACTTTTGACCTTGGCGGTCTTGGGTTATCGACCCATAATA